CTTAATGACTTCCTACCAAAGAAGCCAAGTGATGTTGAAGTGAAAGTAATGAAGGAAATGTTCGAAGCAAGTGTCGATGGTGAAGCATACGACATGGACAAATTTGGACAATATTTCCGTCCAGCTGGAATGTCAGCACGTACTGGTGATCCAAACGTTGCCAAGAAAGATGCTCCTGTAGCAACTCCGGCGGCTCCAAAAGTAGAAACTCCAGCAGTTGCAGAAACTGTAACTCCTGAAGCTACTACGGCCCCAACGGCAGAAGCAAGTTCTAATACAAATGGTAAGGCCGAAGACATCCTTTCCATGATTAGACAAAGACAACAACAGTAAAAATATATATTAGTGGGGGGCAACCCCCACTATGCTTTTTAACTTAAAGCGAAGGAGGCATTATGGCAAAAGCATTTGATCCTACGAAATTCAGGACACAATTAACGAAATCTATTACAGGCATGAGTGCGGGATTTAACGATCCTACTGATTGGATTTCTACAGGTAACTATGCACTCAACTACTTAATCAGCGGAGACTTTCATAAAGGAGTTCCGATGGGTAAAGTAACTGTGTTTGCAGGTGAATCTGGTGCAGGTAAAAGTTATATCTGTGCAGGTAACATTGTAAAAGCGGCACAAGAGCAAGGAATCTTTGTTGTATTAATTGACTCAGAAAATGCATTAGACGAAAGTTGGTTACATGCATTAGAAGTTGATACTAGCGAAGAGAAACTTCTTAAACTGAATATGTCAATGATTGACGATGTAGCAAAAACAATTTCAACGTTTATGACAGACTACAGAGCAATGGCTGAAGAAGACAGACCTAAGGTACTATTTGTTATTGATAGTTTGGGTATGTTACTAACACCTACTGATGTTGATCAGTTTAATAAAGGTGATATGAAGGGTGATATGGGTAGAAAACCTAAGGCACTTACTTCATTGGTACGTAATACTGTTAATATGATTGGTTCACATAACGTAGGACTAGTATGTACCAACCACACTTATGCATCACAAGATATGTTTGATCCTGATGATAAAATATCAGGCGGACAAGGATTTATATATGCATCAAGTATTGTTGTTGCAATGAAAAAACTTAAATTAAAAGAAGATGAAGATGGTAACAAGGTAACTGATGTACGTGGTATTAGAGCAGGTTGTAAAGTAATGAAAACTAGATATGCAAAACCATTTGAAGGCGTACAAGTTAAGATTCCTTACGAAACAGGAATGAATCCTTATAGTGGGTTAGTTGACTTGTTTGAGAAAAAAGGCTTAATTGTTAAAGACGGCAATAGGCTAAAATACATTGATTCTGCTGGAACAGAAACTAAAGAGTATCGTAAAAACTGGACTGGTGAATTATTAGATAAAGTCATGTCAGATTATGCCAATAAGGAAGAACCTGTGGTAAATATCGAGGTGGCAGAAGACTATGAAGCAGTAGTAACTGAAACTAAAAAACCAGAACAGGAGTAAACTTAAATGGAAAGCAGTCAAATAGTTGATATTTGGAACACCTTTAAAGATAGCTTAGATAAAAAACATATAGAAACAGTTGCAGAAAAATACGTAGATGTTTGTGCAGATTTTGGAGCAGACGATACTGAAATGAGAGATGCAATGGGCAGTTGTGATTTTCTTGATGCCGCGATTACTTATTACTTAGATATAGGTGACGAGGAATCAGAATATGACAGAGATCCCGAAGATGATTGGGAAGATTAATGGGTTGGTACTCTGAAGTAGCTAGAGACGTTAACAAAATACCTGATGCAATAACTCACTTTGAAGCAGAATTATCAAGTGCTAGAGCTGAAGTAAAGCTAAGTGGCAATGTAGAACGTGCCGCGGCAGAAATGCCTGGTATAGTAGAACATAGGTTTCATCAACTTCAAGAAATAGAAGCAATCCTTAATTACCTAAACATAGAACTTCGTAGATTACGTAGTTCGTATTTCAAAAAATATCTTGAAAATTACCAAAGAGCTTTATCAAGTAGAGACGTTGAAAAATATGTTGATGGTGAAGCTGACGTGGTAGACTACGAAAAAATTATAAACGAATTTGCACTTCTACGAAATAAGTGGCTCGGCCTGCTAAAAGGACTTGATCAAAAACAGTGGCAGATTACAAATGTAGTCAAGTTAAGAGTAGCAGGCATGGAAGATGCAACATTATAAGTTTCAAGTACCAGAAAATTGCAAATTATTACGAGGACAACTTTTTCGATATCTTTACACGTTTTGTGATGTAAAAACAATTACAAAACCAGAAGAGATTGAAAAAGATAGATTACTTGCCTTTAGTCATCCCTTTGACGATTGGATTTTTGATGCAATTAAAAAAGATCCATCAATTAATTTTTTTCATATAGATAATGGTTACATCGGTAACCATAGATACAAACGTCCACAATATTATCGTATCTCATACAATTCATTACAAAATACATTAGTTCGTCCTGTAAGTGAAAGTAGAAAACATCTACTTGAATTAGATGATAACTTATGGAGTGAATGGAATCCTGACGGCGAATATAATCTATTGGTTATGCCAGCTGATAATAACAGTAATATATTTAGATATATGGGACAGGATTACCATACTTGGAGAGACAAAACAATTAAATACTATGAAGGCTTAGACGTGCCGTTAATTGTTAGAGAAAAACTAGGCAAAAGAAAGCAAAGGTGGGATGAAATACTTCCTATGATAAGAAAAGCAAAAAAAGTTATTACATACCACAGCATGGCCGCAGTTGAGGCTTTATGTTTAGGTAAGCCGATCGAAATACTAGGACAAAGTGCAGTACAACATTGGCAAAATAAAACAAATTTTAACAGAGACGAAATGCTAGAACACATTGCTTGGAGTCAGTTCGACAGAAGCGATTACCAAAGTGGTACAGCATGGCGTTGCACATTTAAATATCAGGTAGAGAGAAATGAAATACATTGAGTTAGATGGTTGGCGTACATTGCCAAACGATATTTGTTTAAAAAGTGCTAAAAAACAAGGCATGGGACAAATAGAAGAATATCAAAATTACGAATTACAAGTAGCAATGTCACATTGTTCTAAATTAAGAATTGCTGTTGATATTGGTGCTCATGTTGGTATAACGGCATTTAGATTATCTCAATCGTTTGAACATGTTCACGCATTTGAAATTAATAGAGAATTATTTCCGTGCTTACAAGAAAACTTAGCTTGGAAAGAATGTTATAATGTTACAACACACCCAGTTGGTTTAGGCGATAAAGAAAAAGACGTCGACATTCATACTACAAATAAAAGTTTTAGTACACACGTACAACCAGATTCAAAAGGAAAATATAAAGTTAAGACGTTAGACTCTTTTGGTTTGCAATTTGTTGATTTTATAAAAATAGATGCAGAAGGATATGAGCCGTTAATTGCTAAAGGTGCTTTAGAAACAATTAAACGATGTAAACCTATTATACTTTATGAAAGAAAAGATCATCCTGCAAGATATGGATATACAATAGATAGTATTAGAGAAATTCTTATGCCATTAGGGTATAGGATGATTAGAAAATTAGGCCGAGGAGAAAAGAATGCAGTACTTGGGTATAGAGAAGGAATGAGTCCTGATGTTTAACTTACCAAATCTACAAGGAACATTACCTCCACGGAGTGTTGAAGATGTTGTAGTGTTTAGTTGTGATTACGATTATTTTGATCGTCATGGCTTTGCTTTAGCTCAAAGTATTAATAGAACATTAAGTTGGATGCATGTACATTGTCATATTATTAATGAAGGCAATATGAATACCGAAGTACTTGGAAATATGTCAGACAAGTTTAACTTCAGTTATTCGTTTGAAGATGTAAACGAAGACTTTTATAAGTCGTTAGGAAAAAATAAAAAACGTATGAAAGAAGGAGCTCATATTTTTAAAACAACTGACCTTGATCTAATTGCAAGAAAAACATACTTAGCAAGTGCAAGGTTTATGCGTTTAAATCAATTATTTCCAAACGAACATCAATACATACTTCAACTAGATTGCGATACTATTTTAAAAACAGGATTTCATAAAAATGACTTTAGAGCTTTAACTGAACATGTTTCTGCTATGCCTAAACCAAAAGATCCCTCTACATTTATTGCAAGTGCATTGTGTTTAGGTACAGGACAAAACGGTGTAATGTTTAGAGAATTATTAAGCCAACGAATGAGAGAAGCATTTCAAAAAGAGATATATTGGTATGTTGACCAAGACGTCTTAAAGGCTGTAATGGCAGAATGGAAAGTAGGATATAAAAAATTATATAAGGAAATTCCTTATAAATGGGTGCCTTGGGGATTAAAGAAAGATGATATCTTTATGACTGGAAAAGGCAGTAAAAAAGAAGATAGAAGATTTAAAGCCGCACAACTAAATTGGTTACCTGAGCATTGGCAAACTCCTATCTTTAGAGAGATTAGAAATCTACCAATTAAAAAATGACTAAAGGATACATTATATATTTGCCCGACTATGAAAATAGTGTTGAGATAGCAAAACGTGCCTTAGAAACAGGAAAAGAAAACGGCTGGGATTTAGAACTATACCCAGGTGTAAATGGACACAATGAAACATTACATGATTATAGTTTGCGTATATACTCAGGAAATAAAAAATGTAAAAGATTGATGGAACGCCCAGGAACTTGGGGTTGCTTTTTAAGTCAATATGTATTATGGACAAGATGTTTTGTAAAACAAACACCTTTATGTATTTTTGAGCATGACGTAATATTTAAAAAGCCCATGGGTGAAATTAAAGATTGTGATGTATATAAGTTTGAAGGATTCAAAAAAGCAAAACCAATTGCACCGGGTAATTGGTATGAAGGTGCTCGAGCATATAGAATTACGCCTGAAGGGGCAAAGAAGATTCTAGATTGGGTACATGATAATGGAGCCATGCCAGCAGACTGGATGTTATGTGATGGCATAGTTGATATGATATTTGATAAAGGAGGAAAGGTAACATTCAAATCTGACGATATGAGTTTTACTAAAGATTTATGATTGAACATTTAAGAAAATACATAGGACTTTACATGACTGCAATGGTATTGCCGTTTATGTTTGGTTACGGAGTAAGCGAAGAACACCCAATATGGGTATGGTGGATAGCATTTGCATTAATAATATTAAAAACACCACCTTATAGTATTAGTGACCGTTTTTGGGGAGCCTATGCAAGATTATTAGAATGGGTGTTAGGACCCTTAACAAATAGATTAAGAAAATTGCCTTGGTGGGCTAGAACTATATTTGCAATAGCGATATTGTACTTTGTAGAAGAATATTTCTTAGCATCACTAGGTTATACAATGTTACCTTGGAGGATGGACTTAGGATGGTAAAATTAATTTATAAAGTATTAATAATAGCAGTACCAACATACACTATTGCTTTCATGACAGACGCTATGGTGTATACTATGCCGATGTTAGCAATTACAACTGTAATAGCTACAAGTGTGTTTAACGAAAAAGACAATGAAAAAAGAATTGATACCGACTTTATGAAAAAGGCGAAAATGAAGGATGGCGGCGAAATTGACGGATAAAATGATTTATCAAGTTGCAGTTGGAAGCCCTAGCAACTTGTACGAGCATTGTATTAAAAGTGTAGAAATGTATTGTAAAAAGTATGGAATAAAACATATTGTACAATCAGAGCCTATACTTAAAATTAAACCAGACTTAAACAGAACAGGACGTAGCAAAGAAGCTGTTGAACGTTTAGGTTATTTGCCAATATTTGAAAAAGAAAATGCATTTTACTATCTAAATCAATATAAGCAAATTGCTATAGTTGATAGTGATATTTACATTAGAGATAATGCACCAAACATCTTTGATGAGTTAACAGAGCAATATGCATTTGGTGCTGTTGCAGAAAGAGAACTTCCTTGTGCTAAAAAATATAAATCCAAAATTAGAAAATATTCTAAATCAGCTTTTGAACATTTAACTGATGTAAATTGGAAATGGAATGAACTAGGTGCTGAGTTTTATAACATGGGCTTAATGGTTTTAAACTCCGAAAAATTTTCAGCATACTTAAGAGGCCAATCACCAAAAGAATTTATTTCACGCCCAGAGTTTAAAGACTTTGTTGACGGAGTGGGTTATAAAAAATGGTCTACAGATCAAATGTTATTAAACTGGTGGGTTAAAAAAGAAGGCATGCCAACATTAAATATGGACTGGAAATGGAATGGATTGTACAAAGGCATTGATGATAAACGTTTACCTGAAGCATATTTTGTACACTTCTTTTTAAAAGACTTACTACCAGAACGTGGTGAAAATATACCAGCACTAATGGAGGCAATTGGTTGAAGCATTTAGTTATGAGAGCTTACAGCACCGTAAAGAAAAACTTTTTTTATGGAGCACCGGGACTTGGAGACAGAGTACATAGTATTCTTTTGTCTTATAATTATTCTGTTATAGAGAATACTCCTGTAACATTACACTTAACAAAGTATCATTGGAATAGGCATAAGCCTGAAAGCTGGCCTGAAATAATTCAACTCTTTCCTAAAGGACATGTTGCAATAATGCCACACCTTGACTACGAACCTACAAGCAATCAAGGGTTTGTTGATTATGTAAAAAGTTTAGGTTATGACAATGCAGAAGGACAAATATACGGAGACTATCCACAAAGATTTGAACCAAAAGAAGGTGTCGACTTAACAAAACATTTAAAATACTTTCCGGCATTAAGTGCTGAAGACTGTAGTAACGACTTAAACTTGCCTGAAAAATTTATTACTGTGCAATGGGATTCTACTTCAAAAAGAAGAAGTATGGATAATAACTGGCAAGCAAAAATACTTTCTAAGTACGAAGGATATGAAGTTGTTACTGTAGGTGGACAAGCTAGTAACGACTATCTTAAAAATAGTTTAAAACATATTGCGTATGCAATGACTAAAGCAAAGTATCATGTAGGCATAGATAGTGGCTTCTTGCATTTATCTCAAGTATACTTTCCCCCAAATAATATTCACATATATACAACAAGAAGCCCGGGAAAATGGAGCCATCACATGCATAGAGCTAAAGATAACGGAATAAAAATATATGAAAATTAAAATAGAAGTTTCAGTAGGAGAACTTTTTGATAAAATTTCTATCCTAAAACTAAAAACTGTTAAAATATCTGATCCTGAAAAATTAAAAAATATAAAAAAAGAATTATCATATCTTGAAGGTAAATTTGTTAATACAGATCCTGACGTTGACAAGTTGTCAGAAGAACTATTTGTTATAAATGCTAAACTATGGGATATTGAGAATAGTAAAAGAAAATGTGAAGCTGAAAACAACTTTAGTTGGGACTTTATACAACTGGCTAGAGATGTTTACATTTATAATGATAAAAGAGCAGAACTTAAAAGAAAAATTAATGACCACACAGGATCTGATGTTGTCGAAGAAAAAGAATATACGAGGTACTAATGAAAAAACTTTTTATACATATACCTAAAAATGCAGGAGTAACAATACGTGAAAGTGAAATCTTTAAAGATAAAATAATTCCTGTTAATAAAAAATGGATATCAGATTACAAATACTTTAAAGAAACAATGGAACGTTATGGAGAGCGTGATACTAAGGGTGTAGAACATGCACGTTGGATTGATGTTAATGTAGCTGTTACAGCCGAACATGATGCATTTGCTATAGTAAGAAATCCTTGGAGTAAAGTTGTTAGTAGATATTTGTTTGCTAAACAAGCTATTGATAGGGGATTAGTAAAACCTGAATACGCAAACGTTACTTCTTTAGAACATTTTATAGAAGAAAGGTTTGAATGGGGGTTAAAGCCGTTAACATGGTATAGAGCAATAAGAGGTTGGTGGCCACAAAAACATCATGTAAAAAATATGAGTAATAAAGTTGTATGTGATATACTTAGGCTTGAACATTTAGATGAAGAAGCACCAAAATATCTTGGCGTAGACAAAATGCCTAGAGCAAGAAATGTAACAAGCATAAAAGAAAATTATAAAGAATTATACAATGCAAAAACAATACAGGAAATTGCAGATTGGTACAAAGAAGATATTGAATATTGGGATTTTGATTTCGATACTAGTGCAAGGAGAAACACATGGGTTGGCCAGGATACGATTTAATTACATTTGGATGTAGCTATACATACGGACACGGTTTACCTGATTGTATACACGATGACGGAAGAAGTCATGGTCCCTCCCCTAGTGTATTATCATGGCCTTATCATTTAAAACATAATTGTGAGTTTGCAACTGTAGATAACCAAGGTGAAGCCGGTGCTAGTAATAAAATTATAGCAAGACATGTAGTAGAATATAAGAAGTATAGTAAAAGAAGTTTTGTAGTAATATTTTGGACTAACTTTGACAGACATACTGTTTTTCATACAAAATGGCCGCACGACAGATTGCATATGATGCCGTCTTATCTAGGTGATATGCCTGACGCTTTTTGGGAAGGACAAAAACACAGAGTAGGGATAGAAGAGTTTAAACGTAAAACACTAGCATACTACTCTGACTTTCACTCTGATTTTGATGTATACTTTGACCAAGTAATAAGAATGGGTTATATAGATTCTTGGTTAAAATCAAAAGGTGTTACGCAAGTACGACATCTATTTTTCGAAAAAGAATGGTTAGAAACGTTGTCAAAAGAAAAAAAATATTTCAACAAATATATGATAGATGACATGAAAGTAAAAACTTTCAATTATAGTAAACATTTTAAGATAGATGACGCTTTAGACAAACCACACCCTCACCCAGGTATAAGAAGTCATAGACTTTTTGCTATGAATATACAGAAATGGTTTAAATTGTAATGCAACAAGTAAACAAACGATTAATAGCATTTGGAGACTCTAATACGTTTGGGCATGGATTGCCAGATTGCTGGGACGAAAAAGGTAAAGGGCCATTAGACATTTCTAGTAAGTTAGCTTGGCCTGAGATTTTAAGTAAGTTAATGAACCACAAACATAACCCTGTAAATAAATCTTGGCCTGGAGCAAGTAATGACATGATATGGCACGAGGGCTTAAGGTTTAATTACGGAAACAAAGATGTAGCAGTTTTTATGTGGACATACTTAGGAAGAATGTCTATATTAGCAGATAACAAAAGAGGCCATAGTTTTAACGGAATGGTAAACTGGGTAGACGACGGTTGGAGCAGAGAGATTTTAGATCACCAGTATGGTAAAGGTTCCTGGGAAAGAAATAAATTTTATTTTGAAAACTTTTGGGAAGAATATGATGCACACTTAAAACTAGTAATGAAAATAAACCATATGCATGAGTTCCTTAAAGCTAAAGGAGTTCAGTCACACCATATATGGATTGGTGGAGGAGTAGAAGCAGAAAAATATATGCTTAAACAACATGAAAACAATTCCTGGAATAATCATAAATGGTGGGATTTTTTTACAGAAATGCCTGGCGTAATGGGAGAATATTTCCAACCAGACATAAACTTTTTACCATATCATATACATGCTCCAGATACATGCATGGATTTTGCCGCAGACGGAAGTCATCCTGGAGTAGAAACACATAAACTAATTGCTGGCAAAATTAAAACTTGGATGGATGCTCAGTCATGCAAATAGCAGTTTGTATATCAGGTGTAAATGATAAAAAGTCAATTATTGTAGAGCAACTACAACAAAAACTTCCTGGCTGTAATTTTTATTTCCATACATTTTCTAATAAAACAAATCTTGTACCAGGAAACTTACATGACAGATTATTTACAATGCACTATCCTAAATGGCATTATCATCCTATGGAAGCTTCTGAAAAGACTACAATTAAACACGCAAAGTTTAAGAAATATCTTGAACAAAAAATCAATTGGGACGAACTTTATTTTGGAATAGTGCCTATGATATCACATAGCAATTTGTTAAAAAAGATACCTGACAGATTTGATCTTATCATAAGAGTTGATTGGAACACACAAATAGATCGGCAAGTAGATCTAAATCACTGGATACGAAAAGCATACGAAAAAGGACCTGTAGGATTTATGATTAGAGACAACAGAGGACCACAATTTGGATCTGGAAAGATTGAAGAAATTGGATACAATGCTGTTAATATCGAAGATGATTGGTACGGATTTTTACCTAGTACGTTTATAATACACCATAGAAAACACTTTGATCATGCATTATGTAGAAGACTTATTAAAGAATGTAAACTTGCTCCTGCACAATGGGGCTGGTATCAATTGTTATCAGAACCCTTTGGCGATATTCACAGTAGTGTCCACGGGTTTGCCCAAGAGATTAAATAGTATAATAACAAAGGAGTTGTATGACAGATGATAGATCAGAAGATGCAAGTTATGAAAACGAAGGCGGAACAGTAACAATTCCACTAAAAGAATATGATAAGTTACGTGAACGCCAATCTTATATTACAGATAAAAATTTAATATCAGTAATAGATAAATTAGAAGAACTTGTAAGAGCATTGAGAAAACATATAGTTAGAACAGACTTTGATTGAGGATAAAATAATATGATGTTTGGCAAAAATCCAGGTACAGATGAAACCTGGAAGCGAATACCAGAAGGAAGTGAAGGTGCTGAACTTGGAGTATGGCAAGGAGACAGTTCAGAAAAATTTCTAAAACGTGCAGGACATATTCATTTAGTTGACGCATGGGCTCCTGAAGTTTTTCAAGAGTCAAACGAATTTGGAGGCTACGAAGCATATTTAGATCGTTACTCTAAATTGGTAAAATCAAGAAACCCGGAAGACTTTATATCGTATTACAATCGTATATACGAAGGAGTTAAAGTTAGATTCTTTGGACGACCTGTAACAATACACAGAATGTCTACTGCGGAATGGTTTGAAACTTTTGACCATAAACTAGATTGGATTTATGTAGATGCTAGTCATGCTTATGAAGGTTGCTTACACGATTTAACAAAAGCTATTGAGTTAATTAAACCAGGTGGTAAGTTACTAGGTGACGACTATGGTCCTAAAAAGCCTGGCGTAAAAGATGCAGTAGATCAGTTTATAAAAAATACAGGACTAGAGCTTAATAACTTTCATGCTGATCAGTTTGAGGTACAACTATGAAAATGATTGAACTATTTGAAAAGCATAAATGCGAAAAAATTTGGCATAGTTATAGCGAGTTGTACGAAGCAGACTTTGAACCAATGCGTAATAAGCCTATTAAAATTTTAGAAGTAGGAACCTTTAGAGGTGAAAGTATTAATGTTTGGTTAGATTATTTTCCTAATGCTATCATTTATACCATAGATACTTTTGAAAGAGTACAACCAACAGATTTACCAATGCTAGATAATCCAAGAGTTCATCATGCAAAATTAGATAGTACTTCTTCCGAATGTAATGAGCATTTTAAAAACTTAGGAATGAAGTTTGATTTTATTATTGATGACGGATTACATACCCCAGAAGGACAGCGTTTAACTTTTGAAAACTTAATTGAGTTTACTGACACATATTATATAGAAGATGTTTGGAACTTAGATAAAGTAAAAATGACTCACCCTTGGATTAAAAGTCATGCAAATGATTTTACACAAGAAAAATGGAATAACCTTTTAGAGTCAATTGAAAAATATACAGTTACACACCACGACTGGCGTTCAAAGAAAAAGCAAGATAGTTATATCTTAAAAGTTGTAAAATGAGAGCATTTGTAATAGCAATACCGAATCATGAAGACAGCCAGCTACATGCAGACAGATGTATTCAATCAGTTACTGACACAGGATCTTTATTAGATATTGAAAAGTTTACAGCTATTGTTCCTGAAACAATGTGGGAAGTAAACTGGAAATGGCCATATACTAAAAAGTCAAAATGTCCTGTTACAGAAATAACTCTAAAACCATATCAGACATACGATATGACTAAACGTATTGCGGCCGCAGGTAGTCATTATAGACTATGGGAAAAGAGTGTTGAGTTAAACGAGGCAATAATGATCTTAGAACATGATGCTATTTTTACAAGACAGTTTGCACCTTTTGAATTTGAAGGAGGTGCTATTAGTATTAACAATCCGGACCATGCTACGTTTAATTGGAGATTGTATAATAATTTAGACAACTCGGGTGAGCAAGAAGTTCCGTGGGTAGCAGAAGAAAGTATTCCACAGGGATTACCTGGGCATAGTGCATATATTATTAAACCGCATGCCGCAAAAGAAGTAATAAAATTACAAAATGAAATAGGCTGGTGGCCTAACGATGCAATTATGTGTAAGCAGTTATGTCCTTGGTTAAGAATTCACAAACCGTACTTTACAAAAGTACAAGGAATTAAATCAACAACAAGTAAATAAAATATGATAGACCTTAAGCAATATAGAAGTGATAGAAGTTTACAAAACTGTACAGGTGGAGAACTTGAATGGGCAAGATCTATATTATACGATTCGTTTACAGAACAATGGTCTAAGGAACATAGTGATACAGTTTATGCTATGGAAGGTTATTTTCCTCCTAATGACAGGAAAACAGCAGAGAAAGTTGCATTTATAAATTACTTAAATCTAAGATATAAAAAATTATCAATATTAGATATCGGAACTGGCGCAGGACAATTTTTAAAATTATGTAGTGAATTAGGCCATAATGTACAAGGAACTGAAGTACAAAAACGCTTAGATGATCCGGTTTATAAAATACATAAGCACTACAATCTTAACTTATCTGAATTAAAACTAATGCCACAAGAACGTGTTGCATTGCCACAAAAGTATGATGTTATTACATTGCTTAGAACACAATTTAATGATATAAGGGGGCGTGAATATACTGAGCAAGACTGGCACTTTTGGCATCATAATATGTTTGAACATCTTAATCCAGGTGGTGTATTATTCTTAAAAACAAACTTAAAATTTCAAAAAAGTGTTTTAGGAAGAATGCAAACAGAGATTATAAAAGCATTTGGTAAGCCTATTAAAGGCTTTAATAGCTTAACTTACCATTTCGTAAAACCATAGTTAAGTACATACATAAATATCTACATGAGGATCGTGTTAGTAACAGGTGGGTTTGACCCACTACACTCAGGACACATAAGTCTATTCGACGAAGCTAAGAAGTTAGGCGATAAACTTGTTGTTGGAATAAATTCTGATGATTGGTTAGTTGAGAAAAAAGGACAAGCATTTATGCCTTTTGAAGAACGCAATACGATTGTAAGCAATTTGTCTATGGTAGACGAAACACTTTCTTGGGACGATTCAGATGGAAGTGCTTGTGGTGCAATATTTAAGTTAAAGGCTACAAGTGGTTATAACAAGACAATAGTATTTGCAAACGGTGGCGATAGAGGTAAGGATAATACGCCAGAAGTTAAAATTTATGGTCAAGATCCTAGTGTAATGTTCGAATATGGCATTGGTGGAGATACAAAAGCAAATTCGTCTAGTTGGATATTACAAGAATGGAAAGAACCCAAAACTGAAAGGAATTGGGGTTATTATAGAGTCTTGCATGAGAATGGACCTGAAGTTAAAGTTAAAGAACTTACAGTTAACCCAGGTGAAAGACTGAGTATGCAACGACACGAGAAGCGAGCAGAACATTGGTTTGTATCAGAAGGAGTAGCGTCAGTATACGGACTAGACGTATCCACAGATATTACTTTAGAAAAATATGAAACACACAAGTCGTTACATATTCGCAAAGGACAATGGCACATGTTAGCTAATGAAACAGATAAGCCATTAAAGGTTGTTGAGATACAGTATGGCGAAGAATGCGTGGAGGAAGACATTGAGCGAAGATAAATTAAAAGTATTTGTTGGTTATGATACCAGAGAAGATGTTGCTTGGCAAGTTTGTAAACACAGTCTTGAAGCAAGAAATAAGAACGTAGAAGTTATACCATTAAAGTTAACTGACTTAAAAGAGCAAGGTTGGTATTCTAGAGATACTGATAAACTTGGATCTACAGAATTTACGTTTAGTAGATTTTTAGTTCCTGAGCTTACAAATTTTACAGGGTGGGCGTTGTTTTGTGATTGCGATGTTATCTTCTTAGAAGATGTACAAAAGTTATTTGATATGGCTGACGAGAACAAAGCTGTAATGTGTGCCCAACATGATCACACACCTCCGCCAGGAATGAAAATGGACGGCCAAACACAAACACTTTATCCTAGAAAAAATTGGAGTAGTGTAGTGCTTTGGAATTGTGGACATGAAAAGAATAAAGCAGTAACTACAGAATTAGTTAATAATCCAGAAACTACAGGAAAGTACTTACATAGATTTGCTTGGCTCGACGATAATGAAGTTGGGTCAATTGGACACGAATGGAATTGGTTAGTTGATTGGTATAGTGAACCAAAAGACGGAAAACCAAAAGCTATTCACTATACCGAAGGTGGTCCATGGTTTGAAAATTATAGATATTGTACATACCATCAGCTTTGGAAAAATGAATTACATAATATGATGCACGGAGAAAGTAATGGAAAATAAACCAACGATGTTAATGATCGATGGTAGTGATGAAATTCTAAAGCATTGGCAAGTTGGTACTAATGCCCTTGTAATTGATCGAAAAGATATATCAAGTAAATTACAAGAATCTCCCTGGCCAAAAGATATCCCTGTAACTTTTAGAAGTATGACTAAACGTAAAGAAATTTGGAAGTGCTGGGAAACCGGAAGACCTTTTTATTATGTTGACAACGGGTATATAGGCAACTTAATGAAGAAAAAAGTATGGTATAGAGTTGTTAAAAATAATATTCAGCATACTAAAATAATGCCTGATGCTCCACCAGATAGATTTAACTTAATGTTACAACGTGCTCCTTACCTTACATACGTAGGAAGAAAAAACCCGGCCGATCAAAACGGTCCTATATTAATTGTAACACCATCAGAGAAGCCTTGTCAATTTTATAAAGTTGATAGAGATACGTGGGTAAACGATACTATTAATGAATTAAAAAAATACACTAACAGAAATATTATTGTAAGAAATAAAGGATTGCGTCCAGATAGGATTAAAGAACATTCAGTTGCGGCTCAGTGCTTTAAACAAAATATACATGCAGTTGTAACGTATCAAAGTATGGCGGCATTAGAAGCAATGCATTATGGAATACCAGCATTTACAATGGCTCCTAGTTGTGTTGACTCTGTTGCAAATAGAAATTTAGCAGATATAGAAAAGCCATTTTATCCAGAAGCTAGAGTGTTTCAAAATTTATTAAACTATCTAGCATATTGTCAATATACCATTGCTGAATTTAATAGTGGATATGCTTTAAGATTGATAGAAGAAATGAGATTGTACGATGAGTAAGCCATTAAAAGTAAACGCTTATATGGCGGCAATACCTCCAGGAAACAAAAATCCTGAAAAGCCTAAACTGTTAGAATACTTCATTGAAGGTGTTAATAAATGTGGAGACAAAGGACAATTAGTTACGTCTTTTACATTTGAACCTGCTGACGTTGGTGTATTACAAGGATACGTTCATCCGCAAAGTAAACATGTTCCTCATTTAAATTTACGTAGAAATGTTTTAAATGGACAAAAAGAAATGCGTAGAAGAACTGTTATTGCAGATGCAAATTTATTTTTAGCTTATGACCCAGGAAATAAAAATACTTATTTAAGATATAGCTATGATGGCATATTTCCAAATACAGGAGAATATTGCGATAATCAAGTTGATCCTCAAAGATGGGCAACCATGAGAGATAAATTAGGTTTACAAATTAAACCTTGGAAGAAACATGGCGACTATATTCTTATAACATGTCAACGAGATTCGGGTTGGTCTATGAATGGTATGCCAATTATTGAATGGTTACATGGATTATTAAGAAAATTAAAACCAATTACTGATAGACCAATAATGATAAGATTTCATCCAGGTGATAAAAAGAATCATAAACATATGATGCAATTACAAGCAATAGGACATAAAGTAAGATATTCTTCTCCAAGTGTATCATTACTAAAAGACTTACACGATGCGTATTGTGTTATAAGTCATAATAGTAGTCCAGGAGTTGTTTCTGCTATAGAAGGTGTTCCTGTATTTGTATTAGATCCTGCAAGTAGTCAAGCGGCAGAAGTTGCAAATAAAGATCTAAATATGATTGAACATCCTAACTTTGAATTTGATAGAGAATCATGGTTACGAAGAGTAGCTATGAGCCATTGGCGATTAGATGAACTAAAAGCAGGAAAATGTTGGGAACACATGAGGAAATGGGCATGGACGGATTAGACATTAAAATTGTAACTACTTTTCATGAAGAAGGGTATAACTTATATGGCAAGCGATTCCTAGAATCATTTGCAAAGAACGTTGACAAACGCATTCAGTTGTATTGTTATACTGAATGTTGCGATCCAGAAAATCCAGATCCTGAACAAATTATTATACAAAGTCAAGAAGCAACATTACCTAAGTTAATGCAATTTAAAAGGACTTGGAGGAACGAACCTAAAGCAAATGGTATTCCACCTGACGATATAAAAGCTAGACGCCCACGTGATCATCATAAGAAATTTAAATGGGACGCTATACGTTTTGCAAATAAAGTTTACTCAGTATTTGCGGCTTGTGAAAAATCAACAGATTGGTGTGTATGGATGGACGCTGATAGTTATATACATACTCCTTGGTCATATGAAGATTTTATTAAACTTTTACCAAATGATAAATGGATTACATACGTAGGTAGAGGTAAAGGATCACAAACTTGGCCAGAGTGCGGATTTTATGGATTGAATATTAAAAATCCAATTTGTCAAAAGTTTTTAAAAGAATTCGAAAGAGTATACGAAGACCCGAACAATGGAATATTTTTATTAGAAGAATGGCACGACAGTTATGTTTTTGGAGATATCCTAAACAGAATGCGTCAAGAATATCCTGAAGTTTTGGATTATAGTGAAGATATCTATGTAAATACAGCAAAGACCGGCGGTGGAGGACATCCACTAATTAACTCTATACTTGGTAATTGGATTGATCACATGAAGGGTGATAGAAAGAATGTTGGTCATAGTTTACGTAAAGACTTAATGCAATCCAGGAATGAAAAATATTGGAATGAAATTTAGTTTATGGACAGACAATGGTGCACTCAACTCTAAGCCTATTTTTTCTGCTTTTGCTGATAGTCTTCGGCTTCATGGTCATACTGTGGTGTACAATACTTTGGGTTGTGATATCGACGTTATTTGGAGTGTACTATGGTACGGTCGAATGGCTGGGAACAAAGATATATGGGACAGAGCCCAAAGAGAAAATAGAAAAGTAATTGTACTTGAAGTAGGTGGTATTAAAAGAGGTCATACCTGGAAAGTAGGTATTAACGGAATTAATAGAGAAGCCTGCTTTGGATCACAAGGAAATGGACCAGAACGAGCTGAACTCCTTGGGTTAAAATGCAAAACATGGAAACACAATAACGATAACGGCTCAATAGTTATTGCCTGCCAACATGCACAAAGCCATCAATGGCGTAATCAACATACTGTTCCAACTTGGGCATTTGGTTGTATAGAAGAAATAAGACAACACACTAATAGAGAAATAATAGTTAGACCTCACCCAAGATGTCCAATAACTGGTATAGAATTTGAATTTCCTAACGTAAAAGTTCAAGAACCAGTTAAGGTTCCTAACACATATGACGACTTTGACTTTGATCTTACTGATGTATATGCTGTTGTTAATTGGTCTAGTAACCCTGCTACACAAGCAGTATTAGAAGGAATTCCAGTTTTTGTTGGGCCTGATAGTTTAGCATGGGACGTTGGAAACCATCAACTCACGTATATAGACAATCCAAGAATGCCTGATAGAACACAATGGGTTAACGATTTAGCTTATACCGAGTGGACAATTGATGAAATAAGTCAAGGTTTACCAATAAAACACTTGACAAACTTCCTATAATCTAGTATAATACATATATGAATTTAGAAAATCCCACTACGTGTGAAGAGTGTCTCTCGTTATTAACTGGTATAATAATACCGAAACCAGCTAATCCGAAAGAGCAAAACTTTGGTTATGTTTTAAAAACTGAAGATGCAAAGATACTTAAAAGCATTGCAAAACAACTATCTAAGAAAATTGGCTTAACTGATAGGCAATATGCATTAGTGAAACGTAAATTAATTACTTACAAAGATCAATTTAAAACCAATGACGTTGATGTTGGATACTGTATTGATAACTTACATTACCCATTAAGAGATATTGATCGTTCTCATTGGTTAAAAATTATGACATATAAAGACGAAGATATGTTAGGGATTAGGTTTCCTTTTAGTAAAAAAATAATAGATAGAATACAAGACTTACAAACTTTACAACAAGTTCCTAATAATTCTAGACCCGGATATAAAGACCATACACATTACTTTGCTTTTACTCCTAAGAATCTTTTTGCACTAGTTAATATTGCAAAACGCTTTGAAGAAAAATTTAGAATACATAAAGAAATACTTGACCTTTATGAGCAATGTCTTGTTTACGAAAAAGAAGCAGACACTCATGTTCCAGGTGTATATAATTATGATGTTAAGAACTTGCCAGACGAAGGTATAAGAATTTTAGAAGAAGATGTAGGCGGTGCATGTAATGATAACACTATGGCATTGTATTATGATCGAAGACACTTGTATGGTTTAAAAAAATTTAATAAAGAAAAAGTTGAGTCGTCTATAGCTTTAAAGAATGACTTAACCCAAAGAATAATTAAAAGAGATTCAGGAACAGTTTTAATTCCTAATGGAAAATATAGATTTGAAAATATTATCCAATCATTAATTGAATTAAATAGATTTCCATTATTAATAGTTCTTAATCCAAAAGACGCTGAAAACGATTTAGTTACTACATATCAGTCTTTAAGAAACGTTGTTAACCAAGAAGATATTTCTGTTATGTTTAGACTTCCAGGTGATTCTGATTTTAATTTTTATGTGCAAAAACATAAACTTAATAATAAGGTTGCAAAAAATACAAAAGTAGTGTATATTAATAGTAACAAATTACCAAAGCCTTTACTTAAAGCAGACTTTAATGCAAAGACTGTTTTAACTGTGGGTTCTAAAGGATTAAACTTTAATAACGTGACACAATATACACAGCAATTTGATTTGCAAATTATATATGAAGATGCTACATCAAACACATATTGGAGTAGATCTGAAAAGGAACTTTTTAATGCCATCGACTAAAATTATAATACAAGACGAAGTTAATATTAAACTGGAAGGTTTACCTGTTGAGATCAGACGTAAGATATCAAATAAATTAAAGTTTGAAGTTCCTTACGCAAGATATATGCCTCAATATAAATTAGGCAGATGGGACGGTAAAGTAGCATTCTTTGGAATAGGCGGAAGTGGTTATGTTAATCATCTTGATGTGATCCAAGAAGTGTTACTACAAAACAATGTAGAAATTACAGACATTGTAGATCAAAGAGAAAAGATTAATTTAAATTTTAATTCAATAAAAGAAGACTATTGGGGGAGTAAAACTTGGCCCAAAGGACATCCTGCTGAAGGCGAAACAATTCGATTGCGAGACTATCAAGTTGAGGTAGTTAATAACTTTTTGGCAAATCCACAAGCACTTCAAGAAGTCGCAACCGGAGCAGGAAAAACTATCATAACTGCGACATTGAGTCAGATTACAGAAACTTACGGGCGTAGCCTGGTAATTGTACCCAATAAGAGTTTGGTCACACAAACAGAGGACGATTATATTAACTGTGGTCTTGATGTAGGTGTGTATTTTGGTGATAGGAAAGAACTAGGTAAGACTCATACAATTTGTACGTGGCAATCGCTAAATATTTTAGATAAGAGACACAAGTACGGTGATGACGTTTTGAGTCTTGCCGAATTCTTAGAAGGTGTGTCCACTGTAATTGTTGATGAGGTACATCAGGCAAAAGCAGAAGTTCTTAAAAATTTATTAACAAGAAATCTTAGAAATGCTCCTATACGTTGGGGACTAACTGGAACTATTCCAAAAGAAAAGTTTGAGTTTGAAGCTATACATGCAGGTATTGGTCCTGTAATAGGAAACATTAGTGCAAAAGAATTACAAGAAAAAGGCGTATTGGCTCAGTGTCATGTTAACATTGTACAACTGATCGATACACCTGCTCATTCAAATTATCAAGAAGAACTAAAATATCTTGTTACGAACGATGAACGAGTAGGCTATTTAGGCAAGTTAGCAAACAATATTAAAGGCTCAGGAAATACTCTAATACTAGTTGATAGAATTAGTGCAGGCGAAAAGTTACAAAAACTAATACCAAATTCAACATTTGTAAAAGGTGATGTTAAATTAAAAGATAGAAAGGATGCTTATGACGAAATTAATACAGGGACTAATCATGTGGTTATCGCAACCTACGGAGTTGCGGCGGTGGGAATTAATATTCCACGTATTTTTAATCTCGTGCTTATTGAGCCTGGTAAGTCATTCGTTCGTGTAATTCAAAGTATTGGTAGAGGCGTTAGAAAGGCCAAGGACAAAGACTTCGTACAAATATGGGATCTTACATCAACATGTAAGTTTGCGAAGCGCCACTTGACTCAAAGAAAAAAGTTTTATAAGGAGGCACAGTACCCATTTACGATAGAAAAAATAGAATGGAATTAAATACATGAAAATACTAACGTTGGAAAATGAAGGACTGGATCTTAATACTTTACCTGACCAAATAGAAGAAGATATAAGATTTAGTGTACTTGACAATTCCGATTCAAGCAATCCAGATTTTTATTATATACCTTTAATATTTTTAGAATCTTTTAGCTCACCGAGTGTGGTACTTGATATCGGAGGCTTTGAATTGCAAATGCCAATTGATTGGCACATTGCTGTTGGTTGTAGTGATAGCGGAAATGACTTAGAAGTGTTACCTTTAACAAGCATAGGTGATAGAGGCTTTGAAGCATTTTTGTTTAATCCCCACACCAGTTTCAAGCCAGACTTTGCCCCTGTAAAGGTAATTAATTATTATAACGATGTGAAATGGTATTTCCCAAAAGTAAGAAACGGTCAACTTTTGAGTGTACCTGTTGAAGAACAAAAGTCACCATTGTGTGCATTCTTTATAAAAGATGTAACAAGGCAAACTGAAGTTATAAAATATGGAGAGTTGTTTTAATGAAAGCTGGTAAAATTTGGGGACAAACAGAATTAATCCACGCCAATGGCGTTCTTGAATTTCATAGGATTGAATACAAGAAAGGATTTAAATGTTCAGAACATGAGCATAAATTTAAATGGAACGGATTCTTTGTTGAATCGGGCAAAATGATTGTCCGTGTTTGGCAAGATGATCAGGAAGGATTAGTTGATGAAACTATTCTTGGTCCTGGTGACTTCACACAAGTGAAGCCAGGTAAAATTCACCAGTTTGAAGGTTTAGAAGACGGTGTCGCTTTTGAACTATACTGGGCTGAATTCAATCACGACGACATAGTACGTCGAACTGTTGGCACCATAGTAAAGAAATAAAGGAGAACTTTATGTTTAGCAAAATGATTTCCTGGGTATCTAGTTTTTTTAAAAAAGCAGAACCAGAGGAAAAACAGGCAGGAACTCGTCCAATGACGAGAGAAGCAATTAAAAAGAAGGCAACAACTAAGAAGCCTAAAGGTCTTATTAAGAAGAAGCCTGCTAAAAAATCACGCACTAAAAAGGACTAGATGATTGTCTCGGTTAATTCCAGGACAAGCATTGATATACGAGCGTGCCAACAATGTTGTGTATGCTCGGTATCGTGACCCACCACACAACAAAATTCCAAGATGGATAATAGGCGGTGACCCGACAAGTGTTGCAGAAGCAATGGGTATAATTGACTACGATACTTGGAAACTGATAATGATGTCAGCTGAAAAGTATCCAACAATTAGAAAACAACTTGACAAATTAATGACGGTATTTAATACTGTTAAAAGCAATATAAAGGAAAATATATGAAGCTGGAGAAGAAACGAATAATTTATGTTGACTTGGATGGAACTTTATGTGATAATAAAGAACTTCCAGATTTTAGCGATAGTGCTACAGACTACAAAAAAGCAGTTCCACTTAAGAGTAGGATTAATATTATTAATCAATTATTTGACGAAGGACATGAAATTAATATATGGACAGCTAGAGGTGCTTTATCAGGAATAGATCATACTGAATTAACAAAGCAACAATTATTAGATTGGGGCATAAAACATACAACATGTCAAGTAGGAAATAAACCACATTTTGATATGTACATCTGTGATAAGTCTTTTAACTCAGAAACTTATTTCCATCATAAAGAAAGACAACTTCCATGAACTTGTTCAAGCACGGAGATTTTATTAGCCACGCAGGATTACCCCTAGCCTGGAAAATAGAATGTGATGCTCTTACTCAAGACGACTGGGAGTGCTTGGCTAGAATGATTATGGATTACGAAACTAGATCATTTGGATCAGTAGAAGGAATACCTCGAGGAGGTGTGCCATTAGCAAATGCTTTGCAAAAATATGCTACTGAAGGACCACCAATGATAGTTGACGACATATACACAACTGGAAAAAGTTTTGACGATTATTATTACGAACATTATCGTACAATGTCTTTTGATTATGCTCCTAAATGGGTTGTGTTTGCAAGAGGTAAAATTAAGGAAGGGTCTGGAGTTAAAGCATTATTTACAATGCCGGAGGTAAAGTAATGAGAATCATAGCAGGACCATGTCAGCACGAAAGCATAGATCAAAGTTATATGATAGCCGAAACATGTGAAGAAATTTGTAAAAAATATGATATGGATTATTATTTTAAAGCAAGTTTTGATAAAGCAAATAGAAGTAGTATGTCTGGCGTAAGAGGTAGACACGATAATATGCATACTCGGTTGTATACATTTTTAGATGATATGAAAGATATTACAACTAAAAAATTAACAGATGTACACGAAACTTGGCAAGTACACGAAGTTGCTCAGTTTGTTGATGTTATACAAATTCCTGCGTTCTTATGCAGACAAACAGATTTAATAAGAACTGCATGTAAAACTGATTGCATAGTAAATATTAAGAAAGGACAGTTCCTTGCACCATGGGACGTTGAAGGTATACTTTCTAAAACAGAAGGTGCAAAAGAAGTATGGATAACAGAGAGAGGAACAAGTTTTGGCTATAATACTTTGGTTGTCGACTTTACTGGCTTGGATTACATGCGTAGGAATTTCAGCAATCCTATTGTACTCGATGCCACCCACGCAGTACAGAAACCAGGCGGTCTTGGAAGCAGTAGTGGTGGCAATAGGGATTACGTTCCTGGCTTATGCCGGGCAGGTAGTGCTTTGGGCATTACAAACTTCTTCTTAGAAGTTCACCCAGATCCAGATAGTTCGCCTAGTGACGGACCAAATATTTTACATTTAAAAGACTTTGAAAAAGTCATAAAGGAGATACATGAGTACCGCTATATTAATACCTGCCAGGCTTGAAGCTTCAAGGTTTCCTAACAAAATGTTAGCTGACGTAGGCGGGAAGTCACTTATTAAACATGTATTTGATAAGTGTAACGAAACAGATTTTAATACTTACGTAGTTACTGATAGCGAAGAAATTGCTAAGGAGGTACCCAACTTTATAATGACCGGTCATGCTGATAACGGAACAGAAAGATGTTGTAGGGCAATGCGAGAAATGCCTTACAATAATTATGTAAACGTACAAGGTGATATGATCGACATTACAGAGGATATGATTAGGGCCGCCTCCGAAGCATTAGAGTTTAATACAGTATCAACAATTTATACCGACATGCCTGAGGACAAACAAAACGATCCTAACACGGTTAAAATGGTTTCAAACGAAGTTCATGCTCATTGGTTTTGTAGAGCAAGTTTACCTTATGGGTTTCATCATCTCGGAGTATATGGTTATAAAAAAGAGATGGCAGACATATATCTAAATGCCGTAAAATACAACGAAGAAGAAATCGAAAAACTAGAACAACTTAGATGGATACAAAATGGCGTTGACATTGGTGTACATTATGTTCCTGAACCTTGTATAGAAATCAATACACCGGAGGATTTACAGTCATGGATGACGAAGACAAAAAGTTCGTAGAAGCAAATGTTAAAGTAATAGATTTAATACAAAAACTATTAACTGAAGGAATGTCGCCAATACAAGTTGCAAGTATTTTACAAGCAAATGCAACAAGAATTTATCGGGCTACATTATCAGAAGACGAGTACAAAAGTTTACTGGAAACTATATGGACAACTGATCCAGAAGACTTTCATAAGGAAACAATCCACTAAATGAGTGTTCATAAAATTACTCAATGGGCATTGCCCTACTGTAAAAAATTTCATACATACATTGATGTTGGAGCTCATAATGGAGATACTTCTGTTCCGTTTATAACTAAGTTTGCAAGAGTATATGCTTTTGAACCAAACCCTACAACTAACCAATTAATACCTGCTTCTGTAAAAATGTTTCCGTATGCATTAGGAGATGTAGAAATGGAAAATGTATTAATAATTCCTGACAACGGATTTAATCAAAATACACATGGTAGTACAACTAGATTCAGACATGGTGGCATAAGACAGTATAGTTGTACTCAAAAAACTTTAGATAGTTTTGAATTTTCTGATGTTAGTCTTATCAAAATAGATGTTGAAGGTGGTGAATTGGGCGTTGTAAAAGGTGCAGTAAATACTATTGTAAATTGGAGACCTGTTGTAATGTTCGAAAATAAACAAGGAAAGAATAATTTAGTGGTTGACTTTTTCAGAGATTTACGTTATAATGTAAAGAAATATAAAAGTGATTGGATAGCTTGGTATGAAGAATAAACTCCCATTAAAAGATATACTTGCAACTATTGATATGGGTGCAAAGGAAGTCTGGGATGAATTATCAGATGAAGAACGAAAACAAGTTAGTTTTTATTTGTTAAACAGATATGTAAGTTCGCAAAAAGGTACAAGGGATTCACAAGAACTTGCGGTGTTTAAAACAAACGAATATTACAATAAAAACTTCTTTAATATAAGTTCAAAGCATAAAAAATTATTGTGGCAACTGTTATGTATTGCAGGAAACACAAAGAAAATACAGTATCACGAGTGGATTGGATACAAGCATAAAAATAAATCTAATAATAAAACAATAAAGTTTTTGCAAAAGATTTATCCTAATATGAAACAAGACGAGGTAGAGTTACTTGCTAGAATATCTACAAAAAAAGAATTGTTCGCCCTCGGAGAAGACCACGGGATGGATAAAAAAAGTGTCGACATCTAAACCATACAAGTGTGAATACTGTGGGTCGTCTTTTACTAGAGAAAAGACCTTGGCCGTTCATATGTGTGAAAAGAAACGTAGGCATCTACAAAAAAGTGAAAAACATGTTCAACTTGGGTACTATGCATTTACAAGATTTTATAGAATAAGTGCAGGAACAAAAAAAGAAAAAACGTATGAAGAATTTTGCGATAGCCCATACTACAATGCTTTTGTAAAATTTGGTAGTTGGCTTAATAATGTTAATCCATTGTACATGGAAAAATATATTGACTGGGTAGTTACATCAGGAGTAAAACTTGATCATTGGTGTAGAGATGAATTGTATGAAAAGTATGTTAACGAGTTTGTTCTTAAAGAGAGTATGGAAACAGCAGTAGAAAGATCTATAGAAACTATGATGTCGTGGGGTATAGAAAAAGAAGCACCTTGGAACGATTACTTTAGATATGCAACATTAAATAGAGTTACAAGAGATATTAAAGATGGTAAAGTAAGTCCGTGGTTAATGTTAAATTGTTCGTCAGGAAAAGAAATGCTTTCTAAACTTAACGATGAACAGTTAGAATTTATATATACTGTTGTTGATCCAAAGCATTGGGCATTAAAGTTTAAAAAGAAACAAGCAGATGTAGAAGTTGTAAAGGAAGTTGCTAAGGAATCTAAATTATGAAAACACACTTATTAGGAAACGAGCATCAATGGATAATTGAAACTCATTATGAAGATAAAGAGGAATTTGATTTCCACTGGGATAAAAAAGTTTTTCCAGAAGAAACACGTGAAGATGTAAGTGACCAAACGAGTACATATAGAGGAAAGCAATATAATATTCACCCGTCAACTTATGTTAACGAATGGAAGTTTAAACCTTACTTACAAGAAAAGATAGACGAAGTTGGCTTACCAATAACACTAACAGAAGTGTGTGCATTATGGTCAATTGAGTACAAAAAGGGTGGATGGCAAAAAGCACACAGACACGGAGACCCAACTGTAAAAAAAGTAAGTGTAGTAGTATACTTAACAGACGCAGACCCTGATGAATCAGCTTGGCATGGTGGCACGTTTGCATTTTTATACGACGGCCAAGGTAACACACATGACTTGTGTTATAAACCAAACAGAGGTGATATTTTAATGTTTAAGAGTACTGTATTACACGGAGCATATCCTGTAAGAGAAAACAAAAGAGTCTTTGTAGTAGACTATTTTTACGAGGATAAGAAATGATTAAAAAAGTTAAAGAATTCGTTTTAGAAAGTTATCGAAACAGCCCGACAGCTTTCTTTTGTGAGATGGCCGAAGCATCGTTATTAATTAGTGCTAGTGCAGTATTAACATTAACGGTACTCAATCCAGCAACCAAAATCTTTATCCCTTTATACTTCGTTGGAAGTATCTTAGGGATAATTAGTGCTGTAATAAGAAGAGCGGCTTTTGTGATTGTATTATGTAGTTGGTTTACAATTATGAATGCCATTGCATTATGGAGGTTATTTTTATGAAACTAGAACTTATTAAACATCCAAGTGATTGGTTGACAAAAAAACTAGATCCATGGGACTTTGATAACCCACCAATGGATCCAAATGAGTTAAAAGAAGAAATGCTTAAAGTAATGAAAGCAAATCTTGGTATTGGGTTATCTGCAAATCAAGTTGGCATTAATGCAAGATGTTTTGTATTTTCTATGTCTACTGTTGACAATGCTACTGATAGAGAACAGTTATGTATTAATCCTGAAATTGTTAAAACAGACGAAACTGAAGTTGAAAACTTTGAAGGATGCCTTAGTTACCCTGAGGTATTAATTCAAGTTAAAAGACCTTACAAAATTGTTGGAAGATGGACAGACGTTAACGGAAAGATACGAGAAGAAACTATGGTTGGATACGATTCAGTTTGTTTCCAACACGAGTTAGATCATTTAAATGGTATAACTTTTGATCAACATGTATCTCCAATGATTTGGAAAGAAGCAGTAGAAACTGCTAAGAAAAAACTTAATGCCTGAAGATAAAGACAAAAAGGATTATACAACTCCGTCACCGCAAGAATTGCAAAGACAACTTGATGAGCGTATGGCTAAGTTTTTAGCTAAGGGTGGAAAAATAGAAAAAGTAGATCCTATGAAGCCAACAAAGGATCAACTAAAAAGTTGGAAAATATAAATGCCTGATATTGATATAGACTTTGCAGATAGAAATGACGTTTTAGCAAAACTAAAACATAGGGTTGCTAAACTCGATTCTGGTAAAAAACATAACACAGGAGTTTATGTAACAGAAGTTCCACATAACCCTGTGAACATGTTATCTACTATTGATCATAAGACAGCAGAAGATAGAGGTTACTTTAAATTAGATTTTCTTAATGTTAGCATTTACGATAAAGTTAAAGATGAAGATCATTTAAAAGAACTAATGAACAGAGAACCAATGTGGGAACTGATCGAAACAAAAGACTTCTGTGACTTGGTCTTTCATGTATCAGGACATGATAAATTAATTAAAAAATTAAAACCAAAAAACGTAGAACAACTAGCGGCAGTATTAGCAATTATTCGTCCTGCTAAAAGACACTTACAAGATAATACTTGGGAAGAGATACTAAAAGAAGTTTGGGTTAAACCAACTGATGGTTCTTATTATTTTAAGAAAGCTCATGCATTTGGTTATGCAGTTGCAGTAGTCGTACATATGAATCTAATATGTGAGGGACTTAATGCAGTACGAGTTTGAAGACTTTAGGAAGAAACCACCTACTCCGTCCTGGATTAACTGGCATGTTCCACCAGACTTAATTGGAACGTATCTATTTAAAATAATAATATGGTGTATTGCAATTCCGTATTTGTTCTTTGGAGGAATGCTCGCACCACTGCCTCTGCTAATACAGATTGTAATCTTAGATTACTTTATCTACCTACAATTTAAAAATGAAGGTTCTATTTAGAAGGTCTCTTCAACAACTGAACCGACTTCCGTTTTACTCTTTTTATTGCTAACTTATTAAGATTTACAGTAGGGCCTAATCCTATTTTAACATCTTTGCTATTCATAGTCATTAGCACATACTTAAACTGATCCATATCATTCTTTAAAAATATATTAATAGGAATCATTCTATTTGACTCCCACCACCATACTTCGCCTAATTCTATGAACCTTGCTCTCTCATCATCTGTTAGCAAATTAGTAAAAATATACATACTAGTAATAAAGGTATCTTGATTATTAATAATACCTACATACTCTTGCCCGCCATACGTTACAACGCTTAAAAACGGAAATTTTTCTTCTATATCTTTTCTTAACATAATATCAATAAATACACTAGTAATTACCTATGGAAATGTACAATGCAACTAGTACCAAGATATTTAGTATCAAATAACACCGTGGTCGTCTCAGATGGCTTTGCGGGCAACGTGGAGTATAGAAAAGTGTATCAAAGAAATATAAACATAAGCAAGGGTATAGACAATGTTATTACCTTTGAAGTTAAAAACAGTGATCAAAAACCAGTGTCAATACTAAACGTATATACACCTTACGTAGAAGTGTTTACAGAAGACAATGTTCTTTTAAAGAAGTATACAGGAACAATTAAAGAAACATCAACACCACTATATAAAGGACAGTTTACTATTAATGTAACAGATGCTGATATGATTAACCTAGATGCACAATACTTAACGTATACAGTCTATCTACACAAAACTGCTGATAGTACAAACACACTAACTTATGCTGATAGTCAATTTGGTGCTACTGGCACTATGGAACTTACAAACGAAGCATTTCCAGGGCCTGTTGACAGTAAATCAACAACAACATTTATTGATAGTATAAGTTCTGTTATTAATGGTGAGCCCGAAATTAACTCCAATACAGCATTACATACTGCGGCTATATATTCAACTGGCTTTGCAGGTACAGTCAAAATCCAAGGTACTTTAGAAGACAATTCTACCAATAATTGGTTTGATATTAGTACTGTTACTATGTCAAGCCCTACAGAACCATCTTACCAAAACTTTAATGGTGTGTTTAGTAACATACGTTTTAAAGTTGCAAATGATAGTGGAAATTCTGGAACAATTGATAAAATTTTATTAAGAAATTAGTTGACAAACTGATCTTTTGACGTTATACTATAAACATGAATATAGTATATGAAACTCTGATCGCACACTTACCACATAAAAGAAAGACTACTCCAAGTGGGTGGACTAGCTTTAATGCTCCATGTTGTGTACATAATGGTACAGGAGCAGACACACGACAACGTGGTGGGATTATAAACAATCCACAAGAAGGTACGAGCTATCATTGTTTCAACTGTGGTTATAAAGCAAGTTGGAAACCAGGCAGAAGAATTACGTATAAAATGAAAAGACTGATGCAATGGTTAAACATTCCAGATGATAAAATTACAAAAATAAGTTTAGCAGTATTAGAAACAGAAACTAACAAACTAACAGAAGATTTACAACTTCCTAAATTTGAATTAAAGCATCTGCCTGAAGGAGCAAGACCTTTACAAGAATGGGCAAAAGACTTTAACAATGATGATGAACAGTTATTAGCAGTATTTGATTACTTAAAGAAAAGACAATTATATTTTGACGACTACGAGTTTTATTGGTCTCCTGTTAATGGAAATAGAGATAGGTTAATTGTTCCGTTTTATCATAACAAACAACTAGTTGGATATACTGCAAGGAAAGTTAAAGATGGAAATCCAAAGTATATAAGTGAGCAACAACCAGGTTATGTGTTTAACTTAGACAATCAAATGCATGGTAGAATTTATACTGTTGTTGTTGAAGGACCGTTTGATGCTATTGCCGTAGAAGGTGTTGCATTACTAGGTAACGAAATCAAAGATCAACAAGCTATGTTGATTAATAGTTTAAATACAAAAGTAATAGTTGTGCCTGACAGAGATAAAGCAGGTAAAAATATTATTAATCAAGCAATTGGCTTGAAGTGGGGAGTAAGTATGCCCGAATGGGATACTGACGTAAAAGACGTTAATGAGGCTGTACAAAAGTATGGTAAAATCTACACACTACATTCTATTGTAGCAAGTGCAGAATGGAACGAACTTAAAATTAAATTAGGAGCAAAAAAGTGGATTGGTTAAAATCAATTTGGTTTCATTTTACTTTTCCTATTCGTTTTTGGATCGAGAAGTATAACGATTATAAACGAGAGAAAAAGATAAAAGAAAAAATAAAGAAACTACAAAAGCAAGACCCGTTTATATACAAGTAGTTAGTAAGGAGTAGTAATGGTCAAAGCAATAATAGCAAAAGTAGAAGGATATCAAGGATCTTTACTACGTACGATAATCTATACGTTAGGACATTTTGTAATAGCAATAACTTGTTTAATGTTAATAGCAGATGTTCCTTTATCAGTAGCGGCAACAGATGCCGTTGTAGAACCACTAGTTAATGCAATATGGTTCTTTGTACTTGATAGGATGTGGATAGCAAAAAAATAATATGAAAGATGAATTAATGTTGTTAATAATTTCTTTTGTGCTACTAGGAGTTATGATAGTATACATTGTAGAAAAAGAAATTATTAATAAACCAAAAACAAAAATAGTAAAAGAGTATTATCATATAAACTTTTAGGGAGAAGGATTTGATTACATGGGGAATGGTAGGAAATAGTCATGATGCAAGTCTGGCTTGTTTTGTAGACGACAAGCTCTGGTGGGCATGTATGGCTAAAGATTTTAGTAAGGTAGATAATGATCCTGATTTTAACTGGACTATGATCGAAGCGGCTAATCAAGCCTATGGCAAGCCAGATAAAATTGTGTGGTACGAAAAACCTTTTTGGAAAACTACAAGACAACTATATGCAGGTCAAGGTTGGTTAGCAAAAGAGAATAACATTAAAAAATATCTCTCACAATGGGACATAACAGCACCAATAGAATATGCTTGGCATCATCATGCACATGCGGCATATGGTTATTATACACAAAAAGAATTAGATGCATCTATTCTTGTTATGGATAGTATCGGCGAATGGGAAAGTTTAACTATTTGGAAGGGTGAAGGACCAAACTTAAAGAAAGTATATAGTCAGAAGTATCCACATAGTGTAGGTTTGTTTTATAGTGCAATGACGCAACGTTGTGGGCTTGTGCCAAACAAAGATGAATATATGATTGCTGGAATGGCTAAAAAGGGTGATGCAAGATTAGTTGGCTTAGTAGAAAAAGAACTATTACATAATAATCTTGATGGCTGTTTACCGGGTGTTCATTTTAAACATAACTTACATAAAGGTTGTAAATGGTTATTACCCGATATGCAATCAAAGAAAGACTTAAACAATCTTGCTTATGCTACACAATTTTTATATGAAAAGATTTTAAAATCCAACTCTGATTGGTGCTTAAAGAACTTACCTAGTAAGAACTTAATTATTACAGGCGGGTGTGCATTAAACAAACAAGCTAACCAAAAAATTGAAAAGGATTGGAATAGCCTTTGGATACCTAAGAATCCAGGAGACCCAGGGAGCTGTATAGGTGGTGTGCTAAGTAAACTAAAGAAACATGTTGACTATTCTGACAAAGTATGGTATAATAAAGTATGAATCAAGTATACAAAAAATTAGACGAAAAAATTAAAGAACTTAACTCAACAAGAGTTTTTAAAAAGGTAACACCAAAATACGACCTAAGTTGGTATGTAAAATGGCTTTCATGTTTTATTATTCTTATTGGAATGGTACTGACTAGTGCTGGAGGCATGGAGCCTTGGAACTTGTACTTTCATTTCTTTGGCGTAGTAGGCTGGGGCATTGTAGGATATCTTTGGCATGATAGAGCATTAATTTTTATTAACGGCGTAGCAGTTTTTATTTTTGCAACTGGCATTGTTAAACACTTTGTAGGAACATAATGGTAGAAAAACAAAATGTAGATTACGGATATGATATACAAAAAGTATATCTTGAAATGATGTTAAGTGACGCAGAAAGTTTTGTAAGGTGTCAAGGTATATTTGATCCAAGTTTATTTGATAGAAGATTACAAAAGGCGGCTGACTTTTTAGCTACGTATGTTAGTGAACACAATGTACTTCCAACACAAGAGATGATAAATGCGGCATGCCAAGTACAATTAGAAGTACCAACAAGATTACAAGAAAGCCATTATGATTGGCTGTTAGCAGACTTTGAAACATTTAGCAGACATAAAAGTTTAGAAAGAGCAATATTAGAAAGTGCTGACTTACTTGAAAAAGGTGAGTATGGTCCAGTAGAAGCAAAGATTAAAAATGCAGTACAAATTGGATTGCAAAAAGATCTTGGTACAGACTATTGGGCTGATCCTAAACAAAGATTAATGTCAATAAAAAGTAGTAATGGACAGGTTACTACAGGTTGGGAGAGTTTAGATAAAAGACTTTTTGGTGGATTTAATAAAGGCGAACTAAACATTTTTGCAGGAGGTAGTGGTGCAGGTAAATCTTTATTCTTAGCTAACTTAGGTGTTAACTGGGCGTTAGCAGGAATGAATGTTTTGTACTTAACTTTTGAACTTAGTGAAAATTTAGTTAGTATGAGAATTGATAGTATGGTAACTGACATTCCAAGTAGAGACATTTTTAAAGATGTTGATGACGTTGAAATGAAAGTTAAGATGATTGGAAAGAAAGCAGGAGCATTGCAAGTTAAGTATATGCCAAGTGGTAAAACTCCAAACGATATTAGATCATATTTAAAAGAATATGAAATTAAAATGAATAGGAAAGTAGATGCATTACTAGTTGACTATTTAGATTTGATGATGCCCAATGGAGCAAAAGTAAGTGCTGAGAACTTGTTTATCAAAGACAAGTTTGTATCTGAAGAACTACGTAACTTGGCGATGGAACTAAACTGTGTGTTCGTTACAGCATCACAATTGAACAGAGCAAGTGTTGAAGAGATTGAGTTTGATCATTCACACATTAGTGGTGGGTTAAGTAAGATACAAACTGCTGATAATGTGATAGGTATTTTTACAAGTAGAGCTATGCGTGAACGTGGCAGATATCAAATCCAACTTATGAAAACAAGATCATCAAGTGGAGTAGGTAGTAAAGTTGATTTAGAATTTGATGTAGATAGTTTACGTATTAGAGATTTAGATCAAGACGACGAGGAAGATTATTCAGCACAAAAAAGTAACATCATGAGTACATTAAAAAGAAACTCATCAACAACTAACACAGACGAAGATACAGAAGTTGATCCTAAGATAGGAGCACCTGTAGGTAAAATTAAAGCTGAAGCAGATTCAACTAAGTTGCGATCATTTTTAGCTAACTTAGGAACTGACGAAGAATGAAAATAAAATTTATCTGTGGTGACAAGCATGTAGCAAAACATTTTCCTCCGACACTAGCTTCAAAGGAAAGACCAAAATGGTATAACGATATGCCTGGATGGTTAGGAGAACCTAATACTAGTCCGCCAACTATTAAGAAATGTATGCCAGTTTACGATATGATGACTGCTGGATACATTGTACATACTCCTGTAGAACAAGAAATAAAATGTGGTATAAGACACGATAGCGAAGATATAATATCATTCAATAGAAGATTTCCTATGGCCTGGGCAGATATGCAAGAACCAAACGAAGGTCATATGCATGAACAATGTCCAGTACATGTAAAAGGAAACAGAAGAGATTTTATTACGTTTTCTGTTCCGTGGAGAATAGAAACACCTCCAGGATATTCTTGTTTAATACAGCCACCATATTTTCATTTTGAAGAAAGGTTTACTTTATGGCCAGGAATAGTTGATACTGATGTTATAGATGTTCCATGGTCTAATTGGCCTGGACATATGAATACTGGTGCAGAAGAAACAGTAACTATTCAACCAGGTACACCATTAATGCAAATTTTTCCTTTTAAAAGAGAAGACTGGGAAATGGAAGTAGAAGTAGACGAAGCTGGTAAGGCAAGAGATACTTCATTAAAATTTTTCCTTACAAATGCTTATAAAAGAATATTCCACCAAAAGAAGAAGTACAAATGATTATATCAACAAGCCAACAACCTGTTTTTAAACACGTTAAAGATAACAAAGAATACATATTAGACCTATTAGAAAAAACTAAAGATAGTGATTGGGTATTAACTCCAGAAGGAAGTTTAAGTGGATACTGCTATAACCAAACACATGAAGTTAAAAATGCTGACTACGGTCCTGCATTAAAAGAGATCGAAGACTATCTTGCAAAAAATAAAAGAAGTATGTTATTAGGTACAGGACACATAGAAGCAAACGGATTACCGTATAACCAAGTTAGAGCTTATCATAAAGGAACCTATGCTGGAGCCTATGCTAAACGATTACTTACAAATGATACACATGCTCCAGGTGAACTTTTTTATTATGTGCCAGGTAACGAAGCACATTACTATTACTTAGATGACAAACAAACAATAGTAGGGTCTAGTTTAATATGTAACGATATATGGGCATTTCCTAAAATGAGTCCAAATGGGAATCCGTATTTTTATAGAGAGTTTAGAAAGTATGATGTAAAGGTTGTGTTTTGTTCTGTAAATTGTAATATTGATTTTCTTGATCCTCTTGTATATGAATGGCATGAAAACCATTTAAGATTGTTTAGTAGAGAGTTTGGTATGCACACAGTAGTAAGTGGAGCAACTAATGATATGCGAGGCGACCCTGTTGACCATATACAATGTCCAAGTGGCATTATAGGTCCTAATGGAGAATGGATTAAGAAGTGTAAAGATAAAGGCGACGATATTGCTACTGTAGAGTTAAGTTTATGAGAACGTTATGGATATACGGAGACAGCTTCGGAGTTGACTGGAAAGTTGATTGGGGATGGCAAAGAATTTTAGCAAACAAACTTGCTCAAGACTATTACCCAGAGTTAAGAGTTGTTAACCAATCTTGTAGTGGAAGTTCAAATGATTGGGGAGCAAAGACGTTCCGTGACGACAAACATGAAAAAGATGATATTGTTATTTTCTTTATTACTAATCCAGCTAGACAATGGTTCTGGGAAGACCGACCTTACCTATCTAACTTAACAAGTATTTCAAATACTAAAGATGCTGAAGACTTAAAATCAAAAGAAAAAGAAAAGTATAATGCCGCAATGGATTATTGGTTACATCTTCAAAGAGATGATATTGATCAATTAAGGTTAGAACATTTGTTAGATAGCATACGTGTAAAAATGATTGAAAGAGAAATTCATTTACAAGTTATTCCTAGCTTTAATATTAATGTGTCATGGACTGACTTAGTTCCTTGTCATGGATCAATGACGTGGTCTGTGTGTGATGCAGAATTTATTAACGATGACGAAATGAATAAATGGTATAACCAAAGCATTGACACTAGAGCTAATCATATGACAGTAGCAAACCATTCTGTGTTTGCTGAAAAGTTGTTTAATCGATTTACCAAAAACGAACCAGTTAATTTAGAAACAGGATTTACAACTAGGTTTCTAAAACATACTGATAAAGTTACTCACCCAGGGCTTTGTGCAGAATTAATTGAATTAGCTAAAGCACCCGGAAATACTATCCCCAACTTATAACGTCAAATTTTAAAGAAGAAGGGTAATTTTTACCCTATACGACAGACTCCTTAAATGCATGGTTTTTGTGCCTAAATGGCTCTTAAAATGCGTTTAAGGGGTTTAGCAGTATGTTTGTACGTTTTATGTGCCGAACACTAAAATAAGGTACTTATAGTGCGTTTAAGGGGGTGTTTTAAGGGCGATCTAATCCTAGTTCGCTTTCTAATCCTAAAGGACCTAATGCATATATATCATCAGTTTTAATACATACAGCATCATATCCTATAGGGTGGATTTCTTCTTCTCCTGGAATAAGCATAGATTCAATAGAATCTTGCATTGCCCAAAAGCATTCTTCTTCAGACTCAAATATTCCATCGACGGATGTTAATACAAATCCGTCCATGAAACCTACTAGTATTAGTACGTAAACAAAGTTCATTATTCTAACCTTTCATGTAACCTATGGTCTTTAGCGTGTTCCTCTAATTCTTCAAATAGTTGCATTGCAAACTGAAAACAACGATTAGCTTCAGGAGCCATGTCGTCATGCAGTTTTTCTCTTACGTCTTCAATTATTTTTTTAGGATCAACAAAGTCATACATTGTGCCTGATCCTGGAGCACGTTTCTTAATCATCTGTCCACCATGTAATTCACCAAAGTGTCTAACATAGATGTGTGCAATTATTCCATCGTTATCTAAACTCTCAAGATAATCAACATACTCCATAACAACATTACAAAGCATTTTCTTATCACGTTTTATATGATACTCATGTTCTAGTTCTTGCATATCTGTTGCCATAGCAGATGCTCTACAAATACCTTCTATTCCCTCTAGTAAACCACGTGACCTTGCTATCTTTTCTAATGCTCTATATTGAACATATTGATTGTATACAAATATGTGATACTCTTCTGGATCCATTCCTTTTAGTAATTTACGAGCATGACTCATTCGCTCTGCTTTTTTGTGGTTTTCCCAAGTTAACTCTTTTAACTTACTACTCATTTATTTCTCCTGTTAAGTCTCTTGCGCCATATGTTATCATATAGTCAGCTCCGGCTCGTTTAAATATATAGTACGTTTCCAACAAGGAGCCTGGCGCTCTTGGCAAGCCCATATATTCACCCGATGTTTGGTAAACACCCGTTGGTAATCCAGTTGCACGTTGAATTGGATATATTAAATCTAATGATGGCATGCCGGGTTTAACCATCATATAATCAGCCCCATCGTTAGCATATTTAATGCAACGTTCAATAGCTTCATTTGATTCTCTGGGGTTAAGCTGATAATCTCTTACTATACCTGCGTCTATATTTACCGCATCTCTCCAACCATGATAGAATACAGATCTAAACTTTGCACTATAACTCATTACAGGTTTATCAATATACTGCTTCATGTTTACTACAGTATTAGGTTGGCAGTCTGACGGTGCAAGTACATCAGCACCTGCAACAGATACTACTGATGCTTGTTCTTGTAATAACTGTTCTGTCTTTTTAGGATCATCAGTAACGTTGCAATGTCCGTCTGGCATAGTCGAACACAAACATATATCAACATGCAAATTAATATCATGTTTGTTTTTAATTTCGTGTACTACTTCTCCTTGCCATTGCCATTTAGGATCGGTATCTTTTTCTAGTGGTACACAGAATAATAAAAATTTGTTTATACCTAAATCGATATCTTTCTTTATTCGATCATGTATATCAGAAATGTTATAAAGTTTATTGTTCTCCCCTAAAGGAGATTCTTCTGTTTGGTTTTCATTAACAAATATTGGTTGTATTAAATCCATTACTCCCACCTTGCATCTGGAGGCATGCTCATTAATATAGCATTTACATTGCCGCCACTTTCTAATCCAAAACGTGTTCCTTTATCATGTAGTAAGTTAAACTCTACATAACGCCCACGTTTAACTAACTGGTCGTTTCGTTCTTCTTCTGTAAACCCTTTATGTTTATTTTCTTGTACTAACTTAGTCATTACTGTAATGAACGTCCGACCAACGTCTTGTATAAACCTAAAAGTATTTTCATAGTCATCGCTCATGTAATCAAAAAATATTCCCCCTGCACCTCTTGGTTCGTCTCTATGATGTAAATGAAAATACTCATCACAATCTTTTGAGAACTTAGGATAATACTTTACATCGTGAAAGTCGCACATCTCTTTTAATTCTTTTCTGTACCATGTAAGTATTTCTGGTTCGTATACGTAAGGTGTTATATCCATTCCTCCACCAAACCATCTTTCATCTTCTGTAGTAATGAAGCGAGTATTAAAATGCATTCCGGGTACATGAGGATTGCTAGGGTGTATTACAACACTAGTACCAGATGACCAAAAAGGTTTACCTGCAAGTAAACTCATTTGTGCTGGTAACAATCCTTCTACGTTACTCCAAGCAACTCCTGCTTTTTCGTAATGCTTTCCTTTAAGAATGTTATACTGTCCTTTCTCCCACGTGTGTGGAACAGCAGTATAGTAACCCGGCTCATGCTGTTGCCAGATATTCCAAACTTGACTACGCAACTCTTGAAACCAATTCAGAGCTTTACGTTGTTGGTCATCCATTTAGGCTCTCTCGTATTTCGTTTACGGTTTGTACTGGATCACTCGCTTGAGTAATGCTTCTTCCAATAACCAAGTAATCAGCACCAAGTTCTTTTGCTTTTCTTGGCGTTGTTGTTCTGCTTTGACCTGTGTTCTCTGTTTCATATTGTATTCCTGGACAAACTTTTATATAATGTTTTTCTAAGTTAGCAATGTTTTCTATATCACTTGCAGAGCATATTATACCACTAAACCCGTAAGGGCTTATTCTGTCTAAATGATTTCTCCACATTAAGTTTCTACTAGTGTTTGTTATATCATGTCGGTCTTCGGCGGTCCAACTTGTAAGATATGTTACTGCTAATAGTTTAACGTATTTTGAAAAAGGCTGTACTGCTTCAAACACACCTTGGTTATTGTGTGTGCAGATAGTAGTCATTGTACACCCTTTATCGATAATTTTTTGCAATACTTGATTAACTGTATTTGGAGTATCCCATAGCTTTAGATCCATAAACAGTTCTTTGTCTTTAGTATAGTCTTTTATGTAGACACTTTGACTCCACAGACAATGGTTGATTTTAAACCCATCTACGACATCTCGTAACTTCGCAGTCATTTCTAATGCATCGAGGGGATTAGTATAGTCAAGTGCTACTATAATTTTAGTACTCATAATACTATTTATTATAGTGGAGTTTTATTGAATTTATTCTAGAATCAAACTTTTAATGTTGTAGGAACCGTCTATGTTCTTTTCTATTTCTGCTTTGGATTTGATACATTGGTATTTGACGTTTTCGCTGTATTGTCTTTCAGCAGTACGTTTACCTCTAAGGCATTCGCTCATACCATCTTGTATTCTGTGTTCTTTAATTTCGTTATTGACTAGCATTAATAATGCCACTACTGTTTCAATCATTGATGATCTCCATTCGCAAATTCACGTTGTTTGTCTTTTAATTTTTCTATGTCTATTTGCATTTTCTCAACTTGCTTTGTTAAGAAGTCAATGTTTACTTTATTAGTCATATTACTTTCTAATGTCTTATCGATTTTCTCAACACTCTTATACAGTTCTTCTATTAACATAAACTGCTCTAGATCGTTTTGACTTTGGCCTAACTCTCCACGTGGATACTTTATACGAAACTCGCTGTTTGCGTCTAGATCCTTTTGCATTAATGTTAATGTGTTGCTATGTTGATTAAGTTTTTCTGTTATACCAAAGTAGGCCCAAACACCCATACAGATGGCTCCTATAATCGCAATCATATTGCGGATAGGCATCGAGATATTTGTGTTGTCGCTCACTTTCATAAAGGACAGTATTTATGCTAAATGGACGAAGACGTGGTACTTTAGTATGGTATAAATGAAGCCTAGGAAGAATATGGTCATGCCCACTTCGTGTATGCGTTTATTAGGGTAGCATACCATGGGTAGCATAATACCCAGCATAACACAGCGGCCTATTACTTTAGCACTTATTATATCACTCTCATTGTAGAATGCAAAGAAGTTTGCTAACAAAAATACTTGTAATACCCAAGCAAGTCCTAGTATTGCCATGTGATACTTGTAGTAGTGTTCTCGTAGGTCTACACTCTTATTATCGTGGTCATATGGTATTACAACTTCTGCTATAAGGAACATAAGCATTGGTACAGCAAGGAATAGTATGTATGTAAACAAGTTCCAATTCTCATCTGGATAGAAGTTTACATCTTGGAGGGGAGTTGCAGTCCACCAAAATAAGATCATGGTGAATACAGTTATAAAGCAGAACAATGTGTGTGGCCAGTAAAACGTGACCTTTTCCTTGCTATCGCTTTTATTAATTGCTATTAAACTTGTGAAGCTCGTCATTATACGTACAAATGCAAAGCCAAGAATTAGAAACGCAACAGTAGATATATGCCCAAATACTATTTTCTTCTCCCTCGATATCGTATTAGTATATATCCCAAGGCGACCCGTTTTAAATGCCGCGAAGCGGTTAAGCCCAGATTTAGAAGAAACGCGAAGCGTTAGCGATAAGCTAAAAACGGTAACGCAGATTTGGCCTCTTAGCATGTCTTACAATATCAATAGTTTCAGAACTAAACACGTAGACTTCGTCCGTGTTAAATATAGTATGAGGAGAACTTATGAACCTAGATAAATTTATAGACGAAGATCTGTTATATGAAGATTATCACCGTATTATAAAAGCTAAGAGTGGCCATTGGGAAAAGTCGGAAAAAGAAGCTATTAAGCAACTTCAACCCTATTTTGACAAAGGTTACTTAAATACTGATCGCACAGGAGCAATATGGCTTACAGAAAAAGGAGTTACTATGCTTAAAGCAGTTGGTTGTGATCCTCTTAAACCTCACGAGTTTTTAAAAGACTATCCACACATGTTAGATATGATGAAAGTAAACAATGATTAATATTAGCGAAAACGATCCACGTTACAGTGAAGAACAAGCATACTATAATCGTATGGGTTGGGCAAGTTGTCCTGAATGCGACAAAATTTTTTATGACATGCAAGAACTAAAGGAACATGCTGATGTTTGTGTATATGGTGAACAAGGTATTAACCCTAACAAGCTAGAATGCAAATGGACAATAGCATGATCTTTTGGATTGGATTTACTATAATGTTCTTAAACGAAGGCTTTGTGATAATGCGTCACGTACATCCTTGGTTTGCAGAAAAACGTTTACAACTACATAATCGCTTTGGTGAAAAGCAATGGAAACGTGTACACGGTTACATAGACTGGGCATGGATTATATTAATAGGAATAGGTGTTTACTTAGACTATACTAATTGGTTAGTATATGTAGTAGCCTTAGGGGCTTTTTGGGGAACTGTACTATTTGGTGTATATGTTCCTATGCTATGGACAAAACTAAAAAACATACCTTAACAATACACGAAGAATACTTTATTACTATGATGTATATGATGGGCATTAGTAAAGAACGTTGCCCTGAATGTTATAAACTACCCGTACCTAAACTTAGTAATGAAGAACGAGAGAAGTTAATATGGCAAGCATTAATGCCTAGTTATAGATTCAATCATTAGCAATGTATATTAATAAAGCTAGTTGCACGGCCAAACAGATTAGAAGTACAGCATAGAACACAATAACCATAGTTAATCGAATACTCCAAGCATAATAAGGATAAAACTTAGTAGTAATACTATCCCTACTATATTCCTAATACTATCTACGTCCAAATAAGCGTCTCCACAAATATGCCACTAGTGCAAGTATTAAAGCTACTAATGGTCCTATTCCTATGTACATATAATATACTTAGTGGAACTGCCATATCCTAGGCGTACAGTAAGAGTGTTGTGTTTCATATTGCTTACATGCTTCGTATGTGAGGAAACCTTGTGTAGTGTCTACTATGATAGAACCGTTTATTATATAGACTAGTAAGAATAGGTACAGCATACGATACTTACCCGAAATTGGTTCTACAGCCAAAAAAATCAAATTACAAAAAAAATATAAGAAGTACTTATAGATCCGAGGTGGTGATTTGACACCGGTAGCCCTCAAATTTTGAGAGCTCAGATTTTGTATATATGCCCCTCGGCCGAAAAAAAATTTTTTTTATTTTATTGCCCCGGCGATATTTTTTTCATAAAAAAAGGCACACAATTTCTTGCATGCCTCTTTCAAATTTTTTATTTTTTATGTAATATATTTCTCGCCTGTTAAGATGTTAACCATCTCTACGCCCGGACCCATAGCGGCCCTAGCCTCCATACGCTCCTCACGTATCTGCTCAGCAGTCCTATTCTTCTGTGCTATGCTATACTCCTCTAAGGTCTTCTTAGTGTATAGCTCTCTAGCCACAGCAGTCCTAGTCACTGTCGCTGTGTCTATAAGCCCTGCGTCCTTCAGCTCTGCTACAGCATCACTCATAAGCGGACGGAACTCTCCGTCTTGCATAAGCCAACCTATAGCTCCCTCTTGGGTTTTAACTTCCCCTGCGTTCCATTTGTCGATCATATAGCTCATATAGTTACCCTCTTGCTTTGTTATTATAATACGATTATACAGTCGCTTACGGACAATGTCAAGTTCTTTTGGTGATTTATATGTGAGGAGCCCGGGCTGGACGAGGGCACATCCAATACCCGGGCTCGGTGAAGCAGAGCGTGAGGGCTAAGAAACACTCTGCTTTGTGTACCGTTCTGCGGAGTTAACCTCGACGCATCACGGTATTCTCGGCCATTGCCTCCCATTTGTCTGGGAATGCTTTAGCTAAGTCAGCTACCTTAAGAACTGTTCTTAGCGACAGTTCACGTAGTCGTTTCTTATTAATGTCTACAAAGTCCACAATATCGTCTGCCACACCCTCTGGCAATGCATACTCAGCTAACATACCGTCGTTAGTGATCTGCTTGATTCTGAGTAACTTCTCTCGCTCAGTATCAATTGTGAGGTCGATGTAATGACATCTACTCTCAAGAGCTTCTAAGTGATCCCTTAGCTTCTTGCTCTTGACGTTATCGAATTTGATATTCGTAATGAATATCGCGGAACCTTTGAACTCGAAAGAATCCGGAACGCCTTCATTACGTAACTTAAAGGAGTCTGTGTTCCAGTGTATACGCCTTGACTTCTTAGAATCAAGTGCCGCTTTAAGAATGTTCAACGAAAGGTCATCTAATAGTACTGAGTCACAGTCGTCGAATACTAGTACATTATCCTTGTCAGCGAAATTGTACAGTTTACAGTAGAGTCCTATTGCACTCATAGCACCCTTGACAACTTCGTAACGTGGAGCCTTCTCCCCTAAGGTAGCAATCAAGTCATGCTTCCCTAGCACTTTCTCAACTCCAAAGGACTTACCAACACCTGGAGGTCCACTTACTATCATGGCACGTACTGTACCTTTCTTCGCGGCCTTCGTCATGTCTTCCAACATCTCGAATCGCTCACGGAGCCTATCGATCACCTCTTCATCAGTCTCATCTCGCTGGGTGACCGCTGTAGTATGATCTACCTCTTCAAATGAATCCTCAGAGGTAACCATGATCTTAATGTTACGATCTGGGAAGCCATTTACATCCTTCGCGTCTACGGTGATGTAAGCACCCTTGGTGCCCCACTTGAATCCTTCAACTAAAGGAAACACCATACCTGCTAAGTCCACGTCCTTACCGCGGATCTTATAAGTTCCGTCTATGATTTTAATCTTTTGCATATTGCCCTCGCTTTGATTTGTTAACGTTATATATAGAGTATAGTCTCAACATGTCTGAAAGTCAACCCCTAATTACATTATGTTGGATGAATTGGTTAAATCACTAAGCAGGTGGAAACCATCTCCGACCAGCTCGAACCCAACATGAAGAATCTGCATCTCGTATGCTACGATCCCTAGTGCTACCATTCCTATTAGAAATATCGTGTTCAACATAACCCTCCTGTGAACGATTAGGTGTTGCATTATTGCAACACCAGTTAAGCCGCCATCAACTCTCCGTGGACGGCCTTCACTTCTTCTCTGTGAGGTCCTCTATACCCAACCCCCCAGTTCCAAAGAATATATTCAAAATCATATTCGTCGTTAAGACCATCTGCATCGATGATCCACTTCAGTGCGGTCTTCCTATCGCCTGCACCCAAGGCCACCATGTCGGTGATCCTCTTCTCTAATTCTATTGTGGCTCTCTCTTCAGCCTGCTTCTCGAGCTTCATCTGCTCTTGGGCCGCGGAAGCAATATAGTCAGCCTCCTTCTTCAACTCCTCCAAGCTCATGGAAGCGAAGTCATAATGTCTACCCTTGCAACCAAAGGCCGTCTTATGCTCTTCGTAAATGAAAATTTCAAGGTCGCTTCTCTCTAGCGCCTCCATAGACATGATGCCTCGTTCCACCCAATGCTCCGGGTCCAAAGGACTTAATCCTGCCCATCTGTTCTTGGGGTCTTCTGCAACCCACGCCTCAGTCTTCTTGTTTTCTAGTGCAAGGTGATCTAACATAGTTTGGAATTCTTTTGAAATTTTCATTTTGCCCTCTTTGTTTTTACTATACTATGATTATATGATCTCTTGCACTAGATGTCAACCTTTTTTTTAGTCGGCCCTAGAATCCATATAAGATTTAAAACCATACTTTCGGAATACATCAGCACAAGCCTGCGCCCCTGCTTCTTTAACATCCATGCTCTGGCCACCCCATTCACTTGGGTTCCATATGCTGAATGCTCCGGAGTAATCCTTCGAAAGCCCAGCGGCCTTAAAAGCCTTACCTAATTTAGTGCTAGCCTTAACACCATATATCTTCGTCGAAGCGAAACCACAGTACATTGGCTCGCCGTATTCGTTACCACCGGTCTTCGCCTTCCAATCATCTACCCAGACTTGAGCGGCTGTCTTTGCGGCCTGCTTTGCCTCTGCGATAATGTCCTGGATTTGGTCTACGGTGTAGTTTGAAACGTCTTGCATAAGTTGCCCTCCTAATTGTTATAATACTATTATAAGGTCTACAATCCTGTTTGTCAACCCCTAATTTACCTTTTCTTCTTCCTTATAATCAACCTGGAAACCCTCTGCGGCATCCAGCCTATCGAGCTCAGCCTCGTCCTCTTTCTTGGACAATTTGCTGTCCTCGGCCATATATGCTAGTTTCTCAACCAAGTCCCTAGCTTCAGCCCAACTAATAACCTTGACTTCTTCTTGCTTGGTAATCTTCCCGCCACGGGCGAGATACTGTTCTACTGTTTCTGTTCTTTGCATAGATCCTTTAGGCATGTGGTGTGTTTGTCTCCGACCTGGGAATTCAGCCGCCCTAACCCTCATTTCTTACTATTATTATATGATCATTTAAAACGTTTGTCAACCCCTAAGATGAGAAAAGGCCCAACCATTTCTGGGGGGCCTGTCCTCTGGGTTTATCTCTTTACGATACTGCTTCTGCTTCTTGCTTAACCATATCGTTTACCGCTGGCTCTTCTGAACCTGGGTTAGCGTCTGGACCAAAGTCCTTAGCGATCGCCTTACAATTCCTAACAACGAATTCGCTGATTGCGTCCTGTTGCTCTTCTGATTGGAATTTCGGGTGGTTAATCAACATCTGGCAGATCTGAGCCTTTGTTAGCTCTTCACCAAGCTCAAGCAATTCCATATCGGTATGCCCGTTCTTGTGTAGGATTTTGATCCTACTCACCAAATCGTTAGCAAATCTAATCTTGACTGTCCCTGATGGAAGTCGTGTAGTACCTGCTACCTTGAAAGTTTTCTGTGTTGCCATAGTCTGGAGCCCTCCTTCGGCTGTGTTATTGTTTATCATAGTATGATTATACACTCATTTCGGGTTGGTTGTCAACCTCTTTTTTACCAAAAAGTTGAGATATTCTAGCTGGGATAACCAATCCCGTATTGCATTCATCACAGCAACGGCCCTCTGAAACAGGCTCTGCATTGTGACCTTGATCCCAACCCGAGATTGGGTCAGGGATGATCTTAGTAGAACAGATCGAACATTTCATTATATATACTCTCCTTCTTCATCATATTCTGGAAAAAACTCATTGACGCGAGCCATATCGGCTACGTCAGCTTCTGACATATACTTGACGCAGGCCATTATAACATTGTCCTTGTCTAGTATCCCCTCTTCGATCATCTCTAGCAGACGATCAGTGTTGGCTCTCGCCGTTGATCTTGGCATATACATTATTCGCCCCCTTGTCTTTGCAATGCGCCTACCATACATAGTAGACCTAATACAGTGAAGCCCAAACAGGCCCACCAGTTATCCATCTCGTGTCCAGTAGGACCATCAATTGCCCCTACTGCTAAGATGAAACTTAAAATTCCTACTGTCGATAAAAATGTTGTCATTTGCCCTCTTTCTTATTTTATAATTATATTATACGATCTTTCTAACCGCTTGTCAACCCCTAATTAATCTAAATCGCATACCCACTGCATCACGCCATCATGCTCAGCCCAATCAGCTATAAGTGTCTCACCTGTCCACCAGGGGTTCTCTATCTTCAACTGTGGTGATCCTCTGAATTCGCATAATTGCATATTCACGACGTTCACGTCCTTCTTGTCTCCTACAGTCTGGTATCCGCTATTTTTAAATTGAACTAACATTTGCCCTCGTTTGTTTGTTTCTATACATATAGTATAGCACCTGGTTACCTACTTGTCAACCGAAAAATGAATCTTTTTTAATCTTTTTTTATGGCGGTCCCTAAGGGATTTGAACCCTTGATCTTCGCCGTGACAGGGCGACGTGTTAACCGCTACACTAAGGGACCGATGTCTATTTAGAACGATGACAGCCTGATCCTCTGTTGTTGGTGTCCAATGCATCATAGGCGCATTCGTACATATTGCTGACCAGCCCATCCTTATTCAGGTGCTTGGTTGCGTTGATTACCCTGATAGTGTCTATTGCAGGTTTGCCTGTACAGGCCCCGACCATTAATAGTACGAGGCCCATCATTGCGATTCTCATTTATGATACCACCTCAACTTGATAACCATATGACCAATGGTTGTTATCCATATCAAAGACACATCTGTCTTTGTCTTCTACAAAAACCTTGTCCATGCCAATGCCATACTTCTCACCGTTCTTGCATAGCTCAATGCCTGTGACTTTGGCCTCACCGTGTCTAGTGATCACCTTCGTTCCGATTTTAATATATTTTCTCATGATGCCCTCATAAAGTTAAATTCTAATTGTTTATTAATTATAGCAGGTTGTTCAACCTTTGTCAACCCCTTTTTACTATAAAGTTTCGGCGGGTTAAGGGTTCGTCTATTGCTGAGCCAACCCACGGTTCTTTTTGATCTAATTATCTTCATATCGCCCTCTTCATTTTATAGTTATATTATACTACCAAAATACTCGCTTGTCAACCCCTAAATTAAGATTTCTACCACTGAATATGTATTAGCGATCGGGTCATAATCGTACTTGCAAGTCGCCTTGAACGGAATCATCATACCAAACCCATTCATCATCTCTCCTGATCTCTGAATCAGAACCCGGCTCTTACCTTCTGAGAAGTTCATCCAGTACTTCGAACCATTACCACCCCAATTGAAGTCTACCTTGCTAGGAAACTTGGCCGATGCCCTGACGTGCTGTTTACATAATACATGAGCCTTGCCGACGAATGTATCTGTCTTGCCTTCAGGTGATGCTAGGAATGCCAACCTCTTCTCTTCTTTGATTCTCTTCTCTTCGGCTTTCTTTGCTTCTGCTAGGCGCTTCTCTTCGGCTTCCTTAGCTTCTACCAGTTCTTCATATGCTTCTGTGAAGTAACAGCTTGCCTCTGAGCTATATCTATTAACCTTTCTGATGTTCTCTGCACCATGCTCTGTCTGGCATTGTTTTAGGTGTGCCGCCTGAATCTCTTCGCTATTAGGTTCTGCTGTGATAAAGGCATACCCTGCCCAACCTATAAGACCTAATACTATTATTCCTGATGTTTTCATATCGCCCTCTGTTTGTTATTACTCTTATAATATACAACCATTATGTCTGGTT